GGAGTCCATAATCGCCCACTTGTAGGTCACATTGGTGGTATCCACAGTAGAACCGCGCCACAGTTCCGCAACGGCGGTCAAGGTGGCAACCTCGCTGTTCTTGAAAACATTACCCGAAGGAGTGCTGACAAGCAGATCGGTAATGCCGGAGCCGTTGACCACTCTGCTGAAGGAAATGGTCAGCGGATGGGTAATGGACAGCCCGGTGGAGTCATCCTTGTAGGTAATGACGCAGCGGTAATCAATACCGGGCAGACCCGCCATCACATTGTCCTTGATGGTAAGGATGTGGCTCTTGGTGCCGCTGAGTGCATAAGCGCCGGAGGTAGTGATTGCCGTGGTGGAACTGCCAATGTACCACTTAACAGAGGTCACCTGGGAAGAAGTGATCTGATCGGTGGTAGTGCCGATGACATACAGGCTGGGAGTCAGAACCAGGTTGGTATCCGACCAGTCGGGCGTGTAGGTGTTGTTGTCCGGGTTATACATCTGCGTCTTGGCAAGACTGGAACCGATGTACCCGGTAAGAGTTAGGGCGTCATTGTAGTCAATGATCGTAAACTGACCTTGTGCTTTGCTCATAGAAAATCTCTCCTTTATTTCAGCCTAAAAGACTGGTTCTTGTAGTGGTGTCGATGAGGTCACAGAAGAAGGTCGCCCTTACCTTGACGTCATCGGAGGTAATATCGATGAATTTTGTGCCGCCTGCGTGGTCAGCGTTCCAAACGGCATCGGCGGCGGTATCGTCAGAAACACGGGTCCAAATGAACTGGTTGGGGTCGAGGCTGTCGGTCACATTCTCATCCCAGGAGAAAACCGTGGCATACAGCGTGGTGTTGATAATACCGTTTTTGAAGATGTTACCGTTGGAAGAGGAAATGACCAGGCGGTACATTTTCTGCTCCTCAATAGTGGCAACACGGTCAGAAACAGAGTCAACGCTCTCTGTGGTTGCATAAGCGCGGAGAACAACCTCGCCAGTTTCCAAGTCCCAATAGGAAGAACCGTCCTGGGACTGCAACACACCCGCCTTGATGATATTTGCCACCAGGGTGCCGGAGGTGATGAAGTCAGCAACGATCTGACCGTCAGCGGTGATGGCGGTTTCATAGGGTCCGTTGTAGCCGTTGCTGCTGAAACCCAAGCCGCCCACATTCCAACGCCATACATTGACTGCTTCATCTATGGACGGAGCATCCAGAATCAGCAGTTCATAAGGCTGCCCGGTGTCCGTCGCGGTGTGGATGACCACATAGCCGCCTGTCTGCCCGGTAATCAGTCCCGTGGCATTCTTGATGGCGGTGTTCATCAATACCGGGAAGCGGTCAACCTTTTCAGCGGCTTCGGTGGCGGCTGCTTCTGCCGAGGACACATTATTCAGCAGATTGGCTTTTGCCGAGCCAAGGGTGATGGACACATATTTTTCTGCCAGGGTGTCATAGACCGTGGTAATAACCTTTGCCTTGGCGGTGATGCCCAGGACGCTGTGCCGAATGGTGACGGTGTCGCACAAAGAAACACGCTCCAGAACAGCGGCATAATCCGGCTGTTTCCAGAGCGGCTCAAAGGCAACGGTCAGCGTAGGCACGGCTGTTCCGAGCGGGTTGTTTTTGAGGTAGTTATTGGCATAGGCGCGGAGTCCGTCCTCGGTTGGCGGGTTTTCATCATCGAAATAGGATGTGAAGTCCCGGATGAGGGTTTTCCGCTGCACCAGGGTGGTATCCGAAATAGGCAGAAGTACCTCCGGCAGCGTGATCGCCGTTTCTGTGCCGTCCTCTGCTGTCACGATGGCGTATGGCAGAAGGTCAGTATAGACATCGGTGTTTTCGCTGTCGTGTTCCAGATCCGTGAGATTCTTGCCGTATTCGATGACCACACCCGTATGCTGACCACGCCCCTGGTGGTGGATGACTTTGAAGTTGTCCCACTCGTACTCGCCACCCCACAAATCCAGGAAAGATCCTGCCACACCGCCCAAACAGGCTCGGACACTCTGGGGCTTTGCCACCGAGAACGCCTTTGCCGAGGAATAGTCGGTCTGACAGGTGAAATTATGGGCTGTAGCGGTATTGGTGAACACTTTCTCCATCGCCAAGGGTGCGGAGATTTGGGCATCCGACCATTGCAGCGCAGCCACATTGGAAAGGTCATAACTGATATGCTGAGCATAGACCGTGACCTCGCCGCCAATGGGTGTGCTGATACGATAAATGCGGAAAGCCTGGTCGGTAGCGGTGTCGTTGGGCTTTGCCTTGACGATCCGTTCCGTTGCCAGGTCTTTATACATCGGTCCCGTGATGGGATATTTGAAAACACATTCATAGGCGCCGTTGCGTTCTTCGGTGACCTCGCAGGAGGTGCAGTCCTTCAGAACACCGATGCCGAATGTGGTAAAGTTGGTGGCATTCGCTTTATACAGTACAGGGATCATATCGAACACCACCTCGGAAGAACTGCTACCGCCGTAATGTCCCCGGTGAAGGTGAAGATGTTATCACCCGGATACAACAGCGGGAAACCATCTCCCGAAACGGTGTCGTTCTTGGATTCTGTTCCGCTGTAGCAGAGCATCTGCTCGGAATCAATGGTGAGACCGGCCACATCCGAAAGTGTCCATGTTGCATTAGAATCAGCCGACTGGATGGTCAGCGTTCCCGCACCGCTCCCGGTAAAGGTCATCATAGGCTTGCTGATAAAGGGATACGGGTTGGTGATCACACCGCCGCTTGTGAGCATAACACCCTGCTGACCTTCCGCAGAGTATCGAAACGGCTGACAGGAAAAGCTGATGGTGAAGATACCGATGCGGTTCATCTGATCCTCGATGTCCAGCTTTCCTGCGAACACAGCCTTGCGGGTGAACTCGGTATCGTAGGTGTCGGAGAGTTCGTGGTAAGTATTCAGCCCGGAATAGAGCCAGCCCTTTACCGCTGTAATTTTCTGCGACAGTTCGGAGATGGTCTTTGCCGGGATGAACACGGAATAGGTCACCTGTACATTGGGAAACCGACCGCTGCCGGAAATGAGGTCACCATCTCTGCCGGGAATGGAGAGAAAGTCCACCTCATATTCCGGGGCGGAAAAGACATTCTTACTTTCGATGCGAATGCCCATATCACAGGAGCGGATGCCCTTATACACAAAATAATTCACGCAAAAACCACTCCTTTCCGTTTGGCGAATTGTCCTGCGGTCACCATGACCTCGTTGGTGAGCTGCCGGATATCCTTGCTCGAATAGTTGTTAAAGTTGGCAATGTTCAGTACAAGCTGGAAGCCGGAGGTCACAGCACCGCTGGCGGCATCTGCAATAGAGCCACCGATGCTGCCGTCCACATGGAAGTCAGTCGGCAGAGCGGTTTCCATATCCTTGGCAAGCCCGTGCATCACATCGTTAATGTCGGAACTCATACCCTCGGCAGCCTTGACCGCATCCTTACCGTTATCCTTAATGGACCCGGCAAGACCTTCTACGAGCATTTCACCGATCCAAGCCATCTCATCCGAGGGCGAATGGATACCGAAGAAGTCGCAGATGCCGTCCCAAATGGAACTGATCCACCCGGACACCTTGTTCCAAAGCCAGGATGCCAAGGACTGGATACCTTCCCACAGACCCTTAACCAGGTTCTTACCTACATCGGCAAGCTGAGACACGCCCTTGCCCAGGGCATTGACGATACCTGTAATAATCTGCGGTACGGCCTTTACGATTTCGACGATGATGGTGGGCAGATTTTTAATCAGTGAGGTCAGCAAATCAATACCGGCCTGCACGATCAGAGGAATGTTGTTGATGACCGCATTGACAATGCCCGTGATGATATCCGGGATGGCGTTGACAATGGTGGTAATGATCTGCGGTAGTGCCTGGATAAGGGATACCAACAGGTCGATGCCCGCCTGGATGATTTGAGGGATGGCCCCTAACACAGCCGTGATGATGCCTTCAATGATCTGCGGAATTGCCTCAACAATGGCGGTTATGATTTCGGGCAGAGCGGTCACCAAAGAGGTCAAAAGCTGTATGCCCGTTTCAATAATCTGCGGAATGGCATCCAGGATGAAGTTGATGATGCTCATAATGATTTCCGGCAGCGCCGCAATCAGCACAGGGATGGCGGCAAGGAGACCTTCCGCAAGACCCGTAATAAGCTGAAGGGCGGCATCCAAAATCATCGGAAGGCTGTCGATCAGACTCTGCACAATGGTAATGACCGCTTGCACCGCTGTGGGAATCAGCGTAGGCAGAGCCGTAGCAATGCCCTGTACCAGGGACATCACGATCTGAATGGCGGCTTCCACCAACAGAGGCAGATTCTCAATCAGAGTGTTTACGATGGTCAAAACCGCTTCGATGACCACCGGGATTAGTTCCGGCAGTAAGGTCAGCAGCGTGTTTAGTACCTGGCTGAACAGATCCACAATGGTTTCCAGGAGTGTGGGCAGCAGTTCCACCACCGTTTCCAACAGAGCGTTCAGCGCCGTTGGGAGCGCCGAGATGATGTTTTCGATGATAGGAGTAATATTGGTCAGCACATCCTGGAAGGCATCCACCACATTGGTGCAAAGCTGCTCGATGTCCGCATCCGCATTGCCGAAGCCTACGATGAGGTTATCTATCGCAGCCTTCATAGAGTTCATAGAACCCTCAATGGTATGCTCGGCTTCGGCAGCGGTGGCCCCGGCAACACCCATACTCTCTTGAATGACGTGGATTGCCTCGACCACATCCGCATAAGAACTGATATCGTACTCAATGCCGGAGATGGCCTGGGCATCAGCAAGCAACCGCTCCATTTCGGTCTTGGTGCCGCCGTAACCCAGCTTGAGGTTGTCCAACATCGTGTAATTTTGCTTTGCGAAACCCTGGTATGCGTTCTGGATGAGTCCGATGTCCGTACCCATCTTATTGGCGTTGTCCGCCATGTCCGTGATTGCCATATCCGCATACTTCACAGCCGCCTCGGTGTCACCACCAAGGGACTGGATCAGCGATGCGGAGAAGGAAGTGACCGTGGACATATAGTCGTTGGCAGACATACCGGCGGTTTTGTATGCATTGCTGGCATACTCCTGCATCATGGCAGAGGAGTCTTTGAACAGGGTGTCGATACCACCGACCAACTGTTCGTACTCGCCGTATGCCTCGACCACAGCCTTGCCAAGGGAAACAGCGGCGGCTGCGGCGGCAGCAACCACCGCACCCATAGCCACACCGACTGTTTTCAGAGTGCCGCCCAGCTTGGAGAATTTACCCTCGCTGTCATCGGCGGCATCTCCGGCATCGTCCAGTTCTTCTTCCAGGTCATCTGCGGAATCGCCGGTGTCATCCATTTCCTTGCCCAGGGCATCCATAGCGGATTCGTTGTCAGCCAGTTCACGCTCCATGCCGTTTAGGGCGGCTTGGGCATTGTTCAACTGGATCTGCCACGCCTGGGTTCGGCGGTCGTTCTCACCAAAGGACTCGGCGGCATTGGCGAGTGCCTGTTTCAGCATCTCTACCTTTTTTCTTTGGGCTTCGACCTGCTCGGTCAGTACCCGGTGCCTTGCGGCGAGGGCTTCGGCAGAACTGTCATTCTTGCTGAATTGGGACTCGACCAGTTTCATTTCCGAGCCGAGAACTTTGAAGGACTGGTTGATTTCCGTCAACGCCTTCTTAAATTCCTTTTCGCCCTCAAGACCGATTTTTAAACCAAAATCATCTGCCATATCACCACC